ACCCGTGCTAAGTATGGTGTCTAACTAAATAGATACAGCAAAGACTAATCAGACAGAGGCACTAAGTAATGGCGAGAAAATCCATTAAGAGTAACTATTATCTTTTTGATGCTTCCGCAAGACAGGTGGTAATCCCTGGTGGTATCCAAAGGGAGCAGTTGACTCTTATTACTAACGTAACAGATAATAAGATCATCTATAATTTCTCGGACCCAGAACTTACTGCGACTGCGTATTCGATTGAAACTGATATTCGTAACGTAACTACTACTAGAGTTACTCTGGCATATGACACCACGTCTATGGCAGACACTGATAAACTTCAGATTGTCTACGATGATTTTGAAGAAACAGTCAAACCAGCAGAGACCTACATGGACTCTGTTAACAAGCAAAGAGTTTCTAATCCTCAGTCACAGATTGATACTGACTTTGAGTATGGTACTCAGGGTACGAAGTGGGAATCGTTGGCAATGATCAACAACAACCCATTTGCATACAAGGCAGAAACAGCTCTAGCAGTTACTCAGATTGAAACATTTACTAATAACAAACTGGTTAGAGTTACTGTAGACACTAACCAAACTCCTCTACCTGCTGCTGGTTCTGCTATTTTTGTTCAAGATACCACATTCCCTGGTGCTAATGGTGTATTCATCATTGATGCTGCTGGAACTGGTTCTCTAAACAGTAACCAATTTAGTTACACTGCATCATTTGCATGGACTCAGGGCAATAGCTCCATTCAAATCTCTGGTAGAACTGATGTCTATACTGGAGCACACTACACAGGATCTGATATCGGTGGATCACTGACCCTATCTGCTCCTGGTGGTGGACAGGTTAGAGTTGTATGCACCAATGCTCATGGTCTGGAAGTTGGTAACGAGATTGCTGTTGTTGGATCCAATGGTAACAATGTAAATGGATCTTGGGTTGTAGCAACAGTTGAGTCTCCAACAGTCTTTGAATACTATCCAACTACAGCACCATCAGGTGGTGTTGCTAGTGGAACAGCAAAACTATATCCCAGACCACAAGGTAACTCAGTTCACAGAGCATTTGATGGTGGCGTTAAGTTTTCTACCAACTCTATTTCAAAGAACCAACAGGCAATTAGACAGACCAAACGTTACTTCCGTTATCAGTCTGGTAAAGGTGTAGCATTCTCTACTGGTTCTATCCTTGCTCCTGCTATTGAAAACCTTGATAGCATCACAGCATCTGGCACTACAGTTACAGTAGTATCAACAGTTGCTCACAATATAACTAGAGGATCTCAAATTGATGTCCGTAGTTGTGATGACAACAATTACAATGGAACCTTTACAGTAACTGAAGTCATTGACGCATTTACATTTAAGTATACTGCACTTGCTGCTCCATCTGTAACTGTTGCAGGTGGAAGTTATACAGTAACACCAATTAATGCTTATGGTGTTAACCTTGAAATTGGTATGATGGACCAACAAAATGGTATCTTCTTTAGATACTCTCATGGTCAAATTGAAGTAGTACGTAGAACTTCTACGTTCCAACTATCTGGTAAAGCAACAGTAACACAAGGAAGTTCTGTTGTTTCTAGTTATACTGGTGTCAATGGTGCTTCTACAAGATTTGCAAAGCAACTGAAGGTTGGTGACTATGTTGTTCTTCGTGGTTCTTCTTACCGCGTTGATGGTATCATTTCAGACACACAGATTGTTATCTTCCCTGACTATCGTGGTCAGTCTGATATCAATGTTCCTATCACTAAAACAGAAGAAGCTATCTGGAGACAGAGTGAGTGGAACCTAGACCGCTGTGATGGTACTGGTAAGTCTGGTTACACACTAGATGTCACCAAGATGCAGATGTTCTATATGGACTACTCTTGGTATGGTGCTGGTTTCATCCGCTGGGGATTCCGTGCTGCAGATGGTGACGTTATCTATGCACACAAGATTCCTAACAACAACTTCAACACTGAAGCATATATGAGATCTGGTAACCTACCAGCTCGTTATGAAGTTAATACTATCTGCCCATCAGTTTCAGCAACCGCTGATATCTCTAGTGGTGCTAGTGTTTTGTATGTTGACAAAGCACCCGAATTGTTCCCTGATTCTGGAACACTTAGAATTAGACAGACAGATTCTGCTTCCACTGCTGACATTGAATATGTAAACTACACTGGTACTACATCATTCAAACAAGATGTTATTGCAACAGAAGCTGCTGGCAATACCATTCAAGTTGCATCTTCCTCTGGTCTTCAAGGAAATGGTGTTCAAAGTATTAGATTTGATAGACCATTCTCTAACATTGTTGCCAATAGAACATACTACGTTGCAACAGTTCCAAACGCAACCTCTTTTACTATCACAGAAACTCCTAGTAGTTCTACTCCTATCAGTTTGCTTGCACAAACAGGTTCTGCCCTGTCTCCACTAGCAGTTGCAGAGTCTGGAGCATTCACTGGTGTAACCAGAGAGCAAGCAGGTGCTACCACAACAATGAACACCAGTGATGGTAGTCCCACAATTACTGTAGCAAGTTCCACTGGTATTCAGATCGGACAACTAGTTATTGGTGATGGTATCCCTGACAATGCAACAGTAGAAGATATCAGTGGCACTACAATCATCCTAAGTCTAGCTGCAACAGCAACAGCAACTGGTGCTGATGTAACATTCCCAGCACTAGGAACAGGTGCTGCTAGTGCATTTACATTCAGTGATACCAGACCTATTGGTATCGAACTACTGAAACCAACGTCAGTTCCACAGATCAGTCACTGGGGTTCTTCCGTTATTATGGAAGGTGAGTATGATGAAGATAGAGCATACATCTATTCTGTTGGAACTAAAACAGGAAGAACCGTTAGTTCTGGTTCAACCAAAGGTATCCTAGCACTACGTGTTTCTCCTGCTGTTGACAACGGACGTACTGGAGCATTTGGTGCTAGAGAACTAGTCAACAGAATGCAATTGGTTATGAGAGATTGTCAGATTGTTGCTAACGGAGTTTTCTTCGTAGAACTATTGCTCAATCCTCAGTGTGATACCTCTGCTACATGGCAAGACGTTGGTGGTACATCACTAGCACAATATGCAGTTCTAGGTAACAACGCAGAACTAGTCGGCGGAGAAGTTGTTTATGCATTCTATGCTGGTGATGCAGGTGGTTTCGGTGCTGGTGCATCTACAGTTCCACTAACTGACGTTAAAGAAATCTCAAACTGCATTCTAGGTGGTGGTAGATCTACACTTGACGAAACTTTCCCAACAGGTATTTTCCCAGATGGTCCTGAGGTTCTCGCTGTACGTGTTACCAACATCGCTGGTGGATTTGGATCTGGTTCTAGATCTGCTGACTTTAAATTCTCTTGGACAGAAGCTCAGGCATAATATCTGTGCCACCCAGTCGCAATGTATTTCGTTTGCGTCTGACTAACAATCCCATGATGAACATGAGTAAAGTACGCTGGCCATATAACCAGCGTACCTTTTTTTGGCTTGATGTTCATGTCCTGGTAAACAAATCTAGTCTCCCCACCATCAGTAACATCATTTAAGTATACCATCCATGCCAGTAACAACTGGTTTGATGTTGGATTGTATTCGTGGTGTGGGATATGAAATCCTTGACCAGGATAATATCTTTGTATGTTATATGTCTGAACGACATTCCACATAGGTCCTTCGTTGAGATGATAATACTCCTCTTTGTATGGAACAACTCCCTTAGATATTGCTTCTTCCATACGACGATTCACCCAGACATCATCCTGGAAGTACATCGCGATGTCTGTAGAATCTTTTACTTGTTTAACTACTTCTAATTCTGCACCTACTCTGGATGATACTTGCCCTGGTTTGTGATACTGAGGATTCTCTTCAAACCAATCAATGATCTCTTCACAAGTATCATCAGGCATTGCGTTTGGATAAATTCCAATGAAGTCTTTCATAAGCAAAAAAAGAGGGAGATGTCTGATGCTGACCAGACTCTCCCTAGCGGCGACGATATACTTTATTTATTACCAGACGCCAGGGATAACTTGACCAGTGGTGAAGTAAGCACCAATTGCAGCAATAAAACCAATCATTGCTAGACGTGCGTTGAGGATTTCTGCCTCAGGTGTAAATCCAAATTTCATTTTTTGTTCTCCAAAGTTTTGTTTGTGATAATAATCTTCTCTCCATCATGAGAGAATTGTAGTTCGTCGTCAGGATGCCACAGAAGTTCTTCGTATAGATCGTCGAGCTTCTGGATGTCCTGCCAAAGTGCGTCTGGATTAGGCATT